ACGTTTACTTTCCAATTTTTGAACTTAATCTTTTCTAACTTCTTGAATACAGTCGGGATATAAAGCCACTCACCAACAGGACTTCTTAAACATGACCATCTATTACCGTAGTCTATGAAAGAAAAGAAAGAAAACTTTATAGTCTTTTCAGCATCAAGGACTGTCCCTTCATTATGAACTTTATACCCTAACTCTTTTAGGGTCAGTTCTAGTTCATCCTGCCAAACATCATCTCGACCATAGACACCAATGCCGAGCGAGTTCTTTGGAAACTTATTGTCTCTATAGGCGAAAAGTGCCGCACCGCCCATTAAGAACCATTCTCGATTGCCTAAGACTTTACTAACCTCTTGAAACTCTTTTATTTTTTTATCTTCTTTTGACATTTCTTTATTTTATCTCCCAACTTCTCTAGCATCGCATAAGCATTATCGAAACTGATTCCTAGTTGTGAGATAAGGTCAGTTAAGTATCGCTTGCCGTCCATACTAAAGAATAACTTATCAATCTGAAGATTCATCAACCTATCCTGCGCCTGTATACCGTACTTGCTTCGCATGACTACACCCTTAATCTTTAACTTCGGTATATAGTCTTTCTCGTATATCTCAATAGCACGAAGTATTACCCTTTGGACTTCTTTCAACTTTTCGTCCTTGATTATCTCTGGCCTATCATCTGATGTGTGATATTCGGGGTACGGAACACGGGAAATGAAGACTCCTGGAATACCGACCTTTGGGTCATTGAAGTAATACTCATCAGAACCAAGAACATACCTAAACTCACCTTTCCTAAAGTCTGCACCCTGTGAGATAGTCGCTTGGTGCATACAGGCATTTATCCTTGCTGTTTTATCATAGGCATTTTGAATCGTGAGGATGTTGTCATTACCAACCGCATCTAGTGCGATTACAAAGTCTACCTTCGAGATGTCCTGTGTCTCAGCATAGGCAATAGAACCGATTGTTTCAGGACAGAAAATTATCTTAATAGTGTGTTCAAATCTATTTTTAAGGAACTTTGTTAGGTCTATAAGAGTGACTACGCCTGATAGATTGTCATTGGCTTGATATGGGTGGTCTAGGTGAGCAAATAACAGTACCTCTCTATCCGTCTTGCCTACTACGGTATGCACACCTATTTTCATTGTTCCTTGTCTAAACTCCGAATCAACAAACACCTCATAATCTCCTTCTTTCAATTCAGGTATTCTATTCTTTGGAATTGAGAACCCCCAATCTCTTTCATAGAAGTAACTGGTGTATTCAAAAGCGTCTGGTCTTTCATCCGACGTGAATAGTCGTGTCTTAAACTCCTCCAACTTCATCGTCTTATTAACTGGTATCGAGTATACAGAAAGACAAAGTGGGTCTTTCTTATAATCCAGTATCTTCTTACCTTCAAACTTCACCCAAGCGTCTTTAACTACCCATTCAGGTGGTACAGTCCAATCTCCTACTTTCTTTCCTGAATCAATTTTTATAACTGATAAAGGAATCAACATCTTGATATATTCAAGTGCGGAATCATAACCACTACTTATAAGTTGTCTATCAAATGCGAACAAATCTTTAATTAAATCAATCATAATTTTTTTAGTGTGAATAGTAATTCATTAAATTCCTTTGGATTTATATTTACTCTATTATCTACAATAACAAAGGGCTGTAGTGAAATTTCTGACCTCAATAACGAATCTACCTTTTCAAGTGTCCAAAATGATTTATGTCCAAGATAGATTGCACCCTTACTATGATATTCAGGACATAGACATAAAAACTGTCCACCACTTTTAAGAACTCTTAAACATTCCTGAATGAAACTAATCGCCTCATCTTCATCTAAGTGTTCAAGGAAATGGGTAGATTGTATTCCTTCAACTGAATTATCTGGGAATGGGACACCATCTCTAACATCCCACACCATTTCTTGTCCACAGTCTCGGTTATCAATGTTAATGACACCCTTTAGGTGTGTATCCCCGCACCCGACGTTAATCCTAATAGGATACTTATAAAGTGGTATTTTTCTCATATTGATTCAATTAAACTGATTACATCATACACAACTCCACCATTTTCTAACCCACCATCTCCAATAACTTCTTTAATTCTTTCATCGTGTAAGTGGTCAGGATTTTCTATTGCAAAGTAAATCGCCTTATTCAAGTCCTTGATATTCTTTACAACTGTCGTGGCTGTTGAAAATGGTTTCTTGTATTCCTTGTACTTATCATCTCCCCCTGCTGAACGAGGAATCCAAAAGTCTACCGATACAACTGGAATATCAAGCGATTCTGCTAGCAACTCAAAAGTAGCATCTGAAAGTGAGACAACGATATCTGCCCTTGATAGAACATCAGCAACAATGCTCATGTGGTCAGGAGACTGTCTATCAGATGAAATGGGATTGTCATAAAGGTCATCATTCTGTACACCTTTCAAGGTCTTGGTAATGATATTCACGCCTTTCAACTTCCTTAACTCGTCTGCAATAATCAGGTTCTCCTCAATATCCTGTTCCCAATGGTCTGGGGAAAAGACTACATTGATTTCTTTGTGTCCTACTCTAGGTTTAAGATGTTTGAATAATGGACACCCGATAATTCGTATCTTCTTTTCTGGCACTCCAACTTCCATAATCCTTTTCTTATCATTCTCTCCCCATACACATACGAGGTCAGATTCCAGTTGTTCGTTAAATGGCGGATAGATGCGGGAGACTGCACGACGACCATGCTGAAAGAGAATCACTTTCTTCTTATATTTATGTGCTCGTCTAATCACCTCTCGCCAACCACCATTCTCATTCTCGTTCCATAAAAGTAAGACATCAGCTTTCTTGAAGTTGTCTTGATTACCGTCATTTGCAAGTAGAATATGTCCACGAGAAATAAGCTCATTCTCTATATCCGTGAGCACACCGTTCCAATTCATCGAAAGTATTTTTTTAGTTTTCATTGATGCGAACAATTAGTTATTAAGACTGACTTGATACTTTCAGACCTCCTGGTAATTGGCACGCTTTCTCCCACATTACTCCAACCTTTTCAATAGAACGATTCTCACGAACCCATTTACTCTGTTCCATTTGAAGTTTCTCTCTAAATGGTTTATCTACAATAAGTTTCTCTAGTTTTGCAACCCAATCTTTAACCGTATTCTTTGCCCTATAACTAACTTCATCACTATAAGGCAAAACATCAGAAGATAGTGTACATGTTCCTGTCGCCGCATATTCGTACATCTTGATACAGCTCTTACCATGATTGAACTCATTATCTACAAGTGGTGCGATACCTATATCAAAGTCTAGTGAAGCAAGTATCATTGGGTGTATCTCTGGTGGCATAAACGGTTTATGAATCAATCGGATATTCTTAAACTTATCATAAGTCTCAAGCATAGACTTCAAGACTTCTTCCTTCTCTGGTTGGAGATTATTCTGTAGAATCTTACGCACATTATAGATAGCGGCTTCAAATGGTTCTGCCGTAAGTCCGTAGAGATAGAAGAATACATTAGGATATTTCTGTGAAAGAATCTCCATAGCATCTACTGCAATCGCCATGTCATCATAATGAGAAGAAGCGGCCATATAGCCTACGAACACATCATCACCCCTAGCAACTCTTGGTCTTTCTTTATAATCCTCAAAATTGATTGCATTAGGACAAATAAATACTGGTTTACCTTTGCATAGTTTCTTAACCTTCTTAGCAAGAATCGGCGAGGGGGTCGTGATTGCGTCCGCTTCCCTTATCATTCCCTCGTATTGGTCTTTGTAGACAGATGAAACTAGAACTGATGGGTTATTCTTCTCTACTGCCCATAAGTCATCATCAAAGTCCCAGACCACTCTTTTACCAGCTTTCTTAAATGCTTTCATATCCTCAATAGGATTAAAAGCGTCAGGATAAGTACGCCCAAAGATAACTACATCAGGCCATTCAAGTATTTCTTTTGAAGGTCTCTCCTTACCGATAGCAAACTGTTTAACAGTGTGTCCACGAAGCATTAAAGATTCTGTTGGAGACTTTACACGATGAAACCAAATCCCAGAGTTCCATGGTGTTGCATTATCAAGCATATAGGCTACGCGCATTGTATTATTTTTGATTAAGTAACCATTGATAAAATAGAGTAGTTTCTTTTTCCTTAGAGATTGCATCAGTCAATTCCTTTCTTCGACCTTCATGTTTTCTTTCAACAATAGAAAGAGTAATCCATTCCTTTAGGATTTTATCTATTTCCAAATCTAATCTACACTTCTTAATAAACCCTCTTAAGGCCTTCTTTCTGTAATACCATTTAATTAAAGTTTTCATTATGTTATTTGCAAATGCTGTTTGGAAAGTTTCATTTGCATGACTTCCCAAACAAACAACATTATTACTAATGTACACACATTATACTACATACTATCCAATCGTACCATTTGTCGCAACCTTACCCGTGACACAGATACCTCTTGCGGCGGCCTTAGTGACAACTGTCGCACCATAGACTGTCCAAGTGATGAAGTTAGAACCTATCTTGTCCTCACACTTCCTAATTTCCATAGCTGGAGCACGGAGCAGTCCGACATCAATCTGACCCTTGCGTCCGAAGTACAAGGAACGGCTTGTAGCCGCCTTATTTGTACCAGCGGAAAGTGTCGTGTTGATAGCGGACAATGCACCTGACGGAAGGTTGTTAGAGATATAGACTTGGAAGCCCATGAAATCTCCTGCATAACCGTTCCTCAAAGTTGCATCGGCGACATTGAAACCTACCGATGAGGTCTTTATATCGATGTACGAAGCAATCGTCGGGGTCACAATCGCACACCAATCACCCGCTTCCTCCACGTTAGCCGTGCGAAGAATCTTTCTAGCATTAGCAAACAAGTTGATGATGTTTGCTGATGTTGCCGTGATAGGCATGTTTGCCGTTCCACCTTGCATTTCCAAAGCTGAGACACCAACCTTGGTAAAGTTAAGGACTTTGTTCAAAGCGAACTTGTCGATAGCATTACCCAACTGGTAAGCGGCGTTTGGTGCCAATGCGGCGGCTTGGTCAACCGTAACTGTCAATGTGCGTGGATCGTCAACATAGAACGTGACATGCTTATACGTCGATAGATTAAGCGCGTCGAAAGCCCATGTCAATACCGTTGCGGAAACTGGAGTTCCAGGAACATATACCTGTGCTGACAAATCGGTATATCTTGGAATCTGTACAGCGGAACCTGCTGTATCACTAAACCTCGTGTTACAAACCTCTAGCGCTACGAGTCTCTTGTACAACGGTATCTGCACCATTGTAGAGTAGACTGTAGGGGAGATGGCCGAAACTGTTACATTTAACTTTCGTCCCATAGTTTACACTTCTAACCTATTACCCTAACTTGACTCTTACCGCGGACGATTGTTTCCCAATGGAGTAACCAACCTGTTTTAATATCTCCTCTTTTTCTTCCACTGTTTTGGCTGATGCTAATGCGTCCTCAAGTGAAATAGGCGAATCGTCGTCGGGTTGTTTAGTAGAAGGAGTTAAAGAAGCTCTTTCTTTTTCGGCTTTCTGTCGATAGGAAGATTGCCAAAAACTAAAGTCTTCTGATTTTCGAATCTCATTCAAAGGCGTGCCTGTCATCTTGTGCTGTTTAGCCAAGTATTCCTTTTCTCTGGCATCTAATCCCTCTAGTGATGCGCTAATGCCGATATAATCTTCGACATCTAGCGACTTTGTGGCACTTTTCTGGGCGGCATCTGCCTTTGCCTTATTCACCTTAGCTTCCGCTTCGGCTTTCTTAGCCCTTGCGATGGCCTGCTTAAACTCGGCCTCTGTATAAGTTTTTGGAGTTTCCACAGTCTCCTCTGTTGTTACTGTTTCGGACGTAACCTCCTCTGATGAATTTGTGGCTTCATCTACCTGTTTCTCATTTTCCATGAGTGGTCGCTTGTTTATGCCTCGAAGCGATGGCGTTAGTCGGTTTACGCAGAGCCGATGTGCAATTCTATGGCAACATTATAAGTAACGATTCTTATTCTGTCCACTAGACTTATCCACTTTATAGAAAGCGAATATCTTTTTTATGATTTCTTTAGCAATCTGTTTACCTTTTACTTCTTCGATAGTTTTGATTCCGTCTATTGAATCCACCTTACCAAGTTCTTCTTCAAGAAAGACTTTCAAAGCCGCTCCATAGGAGCTTTTAGGAAGTTCGAGTAGTAATTTTTCTATAGCAAGTTTATCCATTAAACTGTTGTCATTGATTGGCTTGACATCGGCGATGCGATAGGACTAGAAACTCCGCCACCAGCTCTACCTTGATTGGAAATCTGGTGTGGGTCTTTCTGTTCGACAGAGAATATATCGTTTGGATTCAATCCACCATCTTCCATATAGGAGGCGAGAATCTTCTTCTTCACTGGGTCTTGAGTAAGTGTCGGGTCAGTAGTGATTGCCTGAAGAACGGCAAACTTAATCTTCATCTGTGTATCGGTGTCCTTTGAGTAACCCTTAATGTTTATATCGATATCGTACTTCACACCTTTGTAGTAGCCCTTAATGACAGTAAGGAGATGTTCCTTGTTCTGTTTAATCATCTGGGTCATGGCGACACCAATCACATCTGCATCTTGATTAGAACATTGTTTACCTTGTGTGACGGCAAGTCGTAAAACTTCCTGAAAGACCATCTTGTTCTTATTCATCTCGGCAAACTCATCGAGGTCTTGACCGACAAGTCTTATGGCATGTTCAACCGTCATGTCGTTCTCAAATTGAGGCATGATGTCCTCATAAATCATCTGCTTAACTGTAGTAGCAATTCCTTTCTGTATTGAGGAAAAATAAGTTGAGACTTGTTCCATAGCAACTTGTATAGCAATCTTGGAGTGTCCGATTGGAGAGAAGGCAAAGGTAAGGTCAGCAATTACTTTATCCCATTTAGATGTTTCCTCATTGAAAAAAGCGAGGTTCCTATCTGACATATCTATCTGGGTGATTTCTGAATCAACATTCATTATCTGACCATTGGTAACATCTGTTGAAAGGTTACGGTTAATGGCACCGTCTCGTGTCTGAAAGACTCGAAGTGCCGCCCAATAAGAAGCCTTAGCTTGGAGATTAGCAATTTCATTATGACGAATCTGTGGTTCCATAAGCCTCTCCACGATTCCGTTACCAAGCCATCTACCAGGAAACTTATTCATATGGAACTCCCAGTATGGATGCTCATCCCAGTCTTCAGAAGAAAGAAGTATCCCTCTTTCTGAGACTTGAACCTGACCAGTGTTCGTATTCAAAAACTTATCTGTTCCAACATCAGCGATAAATGTCCTTTGATATGTAAAGATGTTCGGTTTAGTCTCAACATCTCCATATCTCTCAAAGATTCTGATTGAAGCATACTTGCCTTCATGGTATTTTTTGATGACTTCATCAATCTTCGCTTGTGACCATTTCATAACTTTCCCTTTCTTCCTGAACTCGCTTACAGACATGTTATGTTGCTCGACGATGTAATTCATCTCGTCCAAGGTGTCTGCGGACTTATCAACTAGGAAATTTCTAAGGTCAACGAAGTATGGTTGACCATTTACAATCTTTATTACCACAGTTCCGAATATTGGAAGCTCGTGGAAAATTCTATCGAGAATCTTATCGAAATTCTTATCTCTTGCCCAGTATTGGAAATCCCTCTCCATGAACCATGTCTTTAACGGGTCTCCGCCACCAGCCGTTAAGAACTTAATATCTTTCACATCAAAAGAAATTCCTTTCTCGTGGTATAAACATGGGTTGATGACTTTGTTTATGAAATACTTTTTATCCCCCTCGTCATCTGTTGCACCTGACTGGAATCTTGAATTCCAATAGAAGTAAATGGTGTTAATCAAATCCCACTGGTTGAACAGCATGTTTGGGACAATCATTATCGGCAAGTAACGATAATCATTCGTCTCGGAGATGATTTGTTTGATTATGGCGTTTTTGGAGTTCGTCGTATTAGACGATATTGATGAAGGATTCATTTCTTTTTCTTCTTTACTTTTTTAGGTAAAGATTTTTGATTAGTCATGTCTGCCCACTTTTTTGCAAATGGTTGCTTTGTGGCGAACGCCCAATGTTCTTGCTGTAAACTTTTGAAAGGCATAGTTAGATAGTATCTTCATTAACATCCTGTTTTCCATCTCGGTTAAGCAATTCTCCCATCCCACCCTCTTGGAACATTGCACCTATAATACCATCTTGTGCGGCACGAGCACCCTTGGCTATGTTTTTCTCATAATCATTCGTCTTTGATGTGTAGTCAATCGTTGTTGGCTCAACGTCATTTGACTCCATCATGTTTGTATCTTCGTTCATTTTATTATTTATTAGTTATTAAAAAATCCAACGTTGTTTATTAAGCGGAATTGCTGGGTCATACTCTGGGTGTTTCTCCCAAAAGTTTACGGGCTCTTGTGGAGCAACATCCAATCCTTCGGTTACTACAATTTCATCGACCTTCTTTTCATCTACTTTATTTTTTGAACCTTTTGGGCGTGCCATTGTATTGAAAAATTAAGTTTCTAATGCCGCCATTATACCACACCTAGTATTAAAAGTATGTCAAATGTTATCCACCTTCTCATAAACAATCATTCCTTTCCATTCAAATCTCCTTTCTAATCCTCGTCTTAATCGACACGCCATACATACGACTTCATAACCCCAATAACGGCGACCACACAAACATCTATGTGGTGGGAGTTTGGTTTTTAACCAAGAGTAGTCAGCGGTACTGGAATTTTTTAACATTCTTTTGTTGTGTTTGTTTTAAGAAATTATCTACTGTTCGTTTCGGTGTCCATTCGCAACACGAAAGCATCGTCGATATTATATCATCATCATGGAATCCTCTTGAAGCACCAGCACCACTTTGAGAAGCAGAATCATTCCACAAAAAGGTCTTCATTTCTTCGGTGGTCTTTCGGTCATAAATCTTAATTAGGTGAGAACGAAGAAGACCTTGGAAGTGTGCAATCAGTTCTTGCTTTGAGCGTGATGTCATTCTGAAGCCGAGCTTCTCTGTTTCCTTGTCCCATTTCTCCTCTGTGTTCTTTCTTCGGACGATGCGTAAATCTCGTATCTCACGAATTAACCCCGCCCCCGTATTCGATTCAGGAATGATTAAAGGCTTGTTGTATCTGTAATAAAGAAATTTTACTTTATCGGCTAATCCTTGAATTGGAATCATGGCGTTGAACTTTGCAACCTTGTGTCCTTCGCCAGACATGACCGTGATAGATGAAGGGTCAACAACACCTTCAGATGGGTCTATACCCATGTAGTAATCTTGTGCTCTTGGTTCTTCATAAATCTCACAGCCTTCTTCGGTACGAAGCGGTGGTCGGGCAAGAGTCTCTAAGTATTTAATCTGCTCATCGGCGAAGACTTTACCTCTCAGCATGATAGAAGTGTCCCACTGACCTTTAACGAAACGATTGACATAATCTTTACCCATCGCTAATTGCTTACGAATATAGTCCCATGGAAGATTAGGATTATGTAACATCGAACCCTCGTAAAGCCTCGAACGATTTTCAGGATTCGGAAGCCAGACATCTCCGTTCCAAAATTCCCTCTGTTTGAACTGGTGGTATGCCCAGAAATTGGCGGGGTTACAGTCCATGTTACCCTGACGGAAAGGTACATCATCACGACGGAGACGGGAGTTAAGGACTTCAAAGACTTCGTACTCAACTTCTTCAAGCTGGTCAATGAAGTAAGCTCCGAGGTTAAGAGACTTCAGTTTCTGTTGGGCTTTCTTAATGTCAGCTATTCCACCAGATTGCATGGCATCCAATCCGAATAGAATAATTTGCGAACCGTTATTGATATTGATGAGTCCATCTTTCACTCGGTGTTCATACCAAGAAGGATGAAGCAATTGGAATAACTCTGGAAGAACAGCACGGTCGATATCAGATAAAGTTTTGCGGCCAAGCAGTATCCTGTTTCCAGGAAAACATTTGACAAGAAGAATCAGTTTAATATAAAGAGCGGTCGATTTGCCCGACCCGAACCCAGCAGAAGCAAGACAAAAATCATCTGTAAAATTGTTAATAAACAAACACTGTTGAGAGTTCCTATCTAAATTAGTTCCATTACATTTAGGGCAAACATCCCATTTAGCTGGAACAACATTTGAGTAGATGTTACAATCCTTACAATTCGTAATCTTACTTGCTTCGTATTCAATCGCATACTTTGTCGCTTCCTCTAACGGCCACTTATGAGCAACGGCACAATCAATGAATTCTTGAACAGAATAGTTGAATTTATAAATCTTTCCTCGAAGAGTAATCTGTTCTAGTTTATGTCCTAGAAGAATGTTCTTACCTATCTCGACAAATTCAGATTGTGATGCCATAAAATGTTATCCACATCTTACATTAAAAGAAATATAAAGTATAATGTGCATAACTTACTCTTTAATAACTCGTCGAAGCTGTTAGTTCATAGCGGGCAGAGGAATTGCGAAGCTCACATCGAGCAGACAATCATAATCGCCAAAGTCTTATTTCATTTAATAAGATGCCGCACAATAGGCGATAAAGTAGACGACATAACCAAAGACGCGCCAGACACATCCCATAAGATTTAATTACTAATGGGTGAAGTCTATTTCCCCTTTATTGACATCTTTCAATTTATGTGATGTCTATATTTCAGAATGTGTAGAAGAGCTAGGACCACTCTATTAAAATCTTCCTAGTAAAAAAGTAGTCCCCCCCCTACATTCATTGTAATAAGGCTTAGTATAGCCTTCTAACAAGGTAGACAATGATGACTAATTACCGCAAATGTATATTTCCGACAATTAAAGGGACTGCTATAAGTACAAAGTATGTGTACGAAAGTTTAACTTTCTATCTAGTTTAACTGCTATCTATAAGTATAGACTACTATAATTAGCGCTAACTATAGTCTACTTCATTACAATGACTACTCTATCCTCCTTATCTGTTACTTGATTTACTGGTTCAATTCTCTCATAAGCCATCTTAATAGCTGTATTAGCTACACTACCATCTTCTGATTGTATATTCCTTTTATGTATCTTTACTATCTCTGGTAGCGATATTTCTGCCAACAAAGCATCCTTGATCGATACCTGTTTATACCCTTGCGTTGCTTCAATAGCTGTTGTCTTAGTTCCTACTCCATAACCTGCTTCTATTTTAGCTTGAGCTTTATTTAGACCCTTTGCACGGGCTTTTGTATATTTAACTATCCTATCTGATACTATGAGCTTTTTAGACATAGTTGCATTATACCATGCCTTTATAATGCCCTACAAGGCTATCCACATCTTATACCCTTATGTTCTATCCTCTTATAACTTACGCATGTTATAGATGATTATAGACTGTTACAGCTATACTATTCATTTAGAGCCACAGAAAGCATGGAATATATCCTTATTTATAGCCATGTTTACGAAATAGAGCGTTATTATCACGATACTATCCACACCTACCTATTGACTTACGCAAGTCATGGGTATATGCTTATAGCAGATAGAAAGTAGTACGCTGACAATTCAATACAAGGAGTTCAAATCAAATGCTTAAAAATTATATTATTTATACTTATCTCGATTTTACTGGTAAGAGTCCTAGATTCGGTTTTGATACCGAACAGGAAGCAAAAAATTGTATCGAACACTTAGAAGGTCTTGGGTTTCAACCAACTTGCACAATCAATAGTTACACTTATAAACAGGACGGCAAGGTACTATCTTACTTTCCTAACTAACCTTATCAACTCCTTGCATTGAATTATGGGCGTGCTACAGGTGCATTGAAAACTGAATACAGGGGATTACAAAATCAAATGAAAACATTTTTTATCTCATATCGTGGCATTGCAAATATCCACAAGGTATTCGCAAATAGCCTAGAGCAAGCTAAAATCAAGTTCAACTACTTCATGAAAGTACCAAATCCAGAGCAAGCTATCGGGTACTGCCAGTCTCATAGAAAAGTATCAAGTGATACACAATTACCAACCATTGCTTAACCTTATCAACTCCTTGCATTGAATTATGGGCGTGCTACAGGCTAGACCATTGACAACTCAAGCGCAGTAATTAAAAGAGTTTGAGAAACTCAAATACAAATGAAACTAACATCACAAGATAGAAACTTCATTGATAGACTAGAAGCACGGGGAGAAGATAATGAGAAAATTCTCTGGGCATTCTATGAAGATAATGAAGAGGGGTATTCAAGAGAAGAGATTAGAGAAGCTATTACTGAATATCTAAATAGCAAAGTTGTTACCAACTAACCTTATCAACTGCTAGCGTTCAATACTCAATGCACCTAGGCTAGACCATTGACAACTCAAGCGCAGTTAAAAGAGTTTGAGAAACTCAAAAGAAATGAATATATACGACATGATCAAAGCACTTATAAAGTATGGTTATGATGCAGATATGTTTG